TATTTTCCTATATCTTTTAGCAGTTGTGAACCAAATACTTTTCCACACGCAGTACAGAAAAATATAGCGGTTCCTAAGCGTTCTACTTTCCTATCACAGTACCCATCTCTAGCTAACCCAACAAGGAATTTGCACCTATTTGTTCTAGTTCTTCTATTGCACTACGATAACAGTCCAGCAGAATATGACCTACAGACATCCATCTTATAACTTCTATAGGTAATTCTTCTTTAGGCTGCCAATTCACTTTTCGAAAATCACTGAATAAATTAGAGAACGCATCCAGCGTCTCTCTTCTAGGTTGTTCTTTGAGCGGATTCACTTTGCACCTACTTCTTCTAGCGACAAAAGTCGCGCTATATAGCCTTCATAGAAGTGTTTCGATAGATCAAAGCCAATTGCTTTCATTCGCATACCAAATGCGGTTACTATTGTTACACCACTGCCAGCAAAAGGTACAAGAACATTAGCACCAGGAGATGCGAAAGTATCGAGCAGTTCAGCCATTAATGCTTCGGGCCGCTCAGTTGGATGAATACGCCTTGATCCAGGAACTCCATTGAAATCAAAGATATTACTACGTCCTCTGTTATGTACTTTAGGACTACCCTTATAAGCATAAACGAACATTTCATAAGAGTTGCCCAAATAAACGTCCATTCCTTGCGCTTGTCCTTGTGAGTTTCCTTTCTTCCAGATTCCTGGAATCTTGCATACATTCCACTTAGCTCTTTCCAGCGAACTAATAGCTCTTGACATATACTCTGGTCCGACCCAGAGAATTATGAAAGCACTTTCAGCAGCTAGTCTGTAGCACTCATCTGTTAGTCTGTTTAGAAAAGTTAGATATTCTAAACCTGATATTTCGTTGTAGTCAAATTGTAACGACGGATTCTCAGCAGCTTCAGCTCTAGCAGTTTGCAAATCTATACCATATGGCGGATCGCATTCAATAAAGCTGAATTGTCCAGGTTCAAGAGAATTGTCGAAGAAATCTCCAACTATGTAAGCGCCAAGTGGATTGTTAGGAGTTATCATTAGCTTGGAAACTGCAGCAGATTTTTGCGCCTCTCGAACTGATAGTTTATTCTTCATCACGTCCAAGAATCGGTTGGCTTGCTTCATAGCTGAGGACTTGTTCTTTGCTTCACTCAGCTTAAGCTCTGGAAACTGTCGATTCAGCTCGGCAAGTTTCAGATCTTGGCTAAGAGTTGCAGGAGATTGTCCTAACATTTGCGCAGTATCACGTAATGAGTGACCAGGTGCACCAGGAACTTTTGATATCTTTGGACCTCCTGCAATTTCTTGCAGCGTAATATGCAATCGTTCTTTCATTTGCACTTCTTCAGTATGCGAAAGATTCATACGATGCAAATTTTCGAACAATTCCACAGCCATCAATTCTTTCTCAGTCATTTGCGTATCATAAATCCTACAAGAAATCTCCTCCCATTTCAATTGAGCACATGCCATGTAGCGACGACCGCCGGCTACTAATTTATATGGAGCTTCTAGATTTGGAGAGTACACGGCAATAGGATGGATTAAGCCGTGAATTTTGATAGATTGAACTAGATCACCTAAAACTCCATAAGCTTTACGGCCTCTAGATTCTAGATCAATCACTATATCTTCCATCTTAATGATAGCCAGAGTACCAAGATTAAGAGCCAAAGTTTATCTCCTTCTGAGTTTTTGCCATGAGTTTATAGTATAGATCGGTTAACTGTTTATCGCTTAGCTTGTCTATTGCAGCTGCGTAAGGAACACGCTGAGTGGATTTACGTTCTTTGACAGGAGGAATTTCGACGTGAGAACGACGCTCTCGAATCGAAAGTATTAGATTAATACCTTCTTCACGTGAGTATGTAGATAACGCAGGAATTGACAGGTGCTCTAAAGTTGCCATTTACAACTTTCTAATTGCGCCCTATGGCGCTAACCCACTCTGTGGAGAAGTGAGAAGTTGTACTGAAAACCTGACTGATTCATCCACAAGGGTGCCAGCGACACCATGAAAATTTTTACGTAACCGTACCTCCTTACAGTTCGGAGTTGGTTGAACACTGTGGAAAAATTCCGCCTTACAAAGCACGGTTTTCTCTAGTGCGTTCACTTTCTGTATGAAGCACTTCACCATCCAGCTTGATTCGACCGTCAGCAATTGCAACTACAGACCGGTAGCCTCCTTTCTCAACTATTCGCAGCATGTCGTCAGTCATGGCAGTATAAACTTTCTTCAGAAATCCGTAGTCTAAATGCTTACGCAGCTTTTGATACTGTTCATCTGTTACTTCAAATGTAACGCGGTGTGGCATACGTGCACTCCTTACACGTTGTAATGTCCAGTCAGCTGCACAAAAGCAAACACTTTCGTTATCTTCCCACCTGCAGCATTTGCACACTTGTTCTCCAGTGTTTTGTTTAGAAATTAAACACGCTACTAAGCATCACACTTTGTCGGCCACAGCTTTTCACCGTAGCCAACCTCCGCACCAAAGTAAAAATTTTGTTAGATCGAAATCCTTCGTATTGAATTGGTGTACTCAACGCTCTGTGAGGGGAAGATTGTGCGTACAAATTATCACTCCCCTCAACAGAGCTCCGAACGGCGTAGCGCCGTAACAAGTTAATTAGAAAGGAATTTCATCGTCCTCTTCATCTGCTTGCTTTGTCGATCTAACTACAGATGGTTTAGCTGTGTTATTTCCTCCAGCTCCAAGCCAACGTCTTACTACGTTCTGATCACTGTAGCGACCAGTAGAGTCTGACTGAACTCCTAATATTGCCCAAGCTTCTTTTCCAAGCCAGTCAGAAGTATCTAGCTGCGAACCATGAATCTCAAAAGCCTGTAGCATTAATCCCCACTCACGCTGTGAGTAATAAAATCTCTTCTCAGTTAATTTAGCTTTATTTGCTGGGCTTGGAAAAGTTATAGGATAAGAAACTTCCTTTACCAATGGTTCACCGATAACATCCAAGCGTAGACGAATAAAGTCTTCACCATTCTTATTTGTGCCACCGACGACTTCCAGTATACGCAATTTTACTTCAGTTCCTTCTGGAAGGATTGTCAGCTCAGGAATATTAGAGTAGTCTTCCCAGCTGGACATGTCTATAACTGGCATTGTTTTGCTCCTATTTGGTGTAGGTAAAATTGCCTTCGTTGTTTCTGGTTCTTGTGTATCATTCTTCATCAACTTAGGTTCTTGTTTCTGATCTCCACGAAAATCAGCATCTGTTGGATGCGCACTACGTTTACGTGCCATTTACTTTATACTCCATTGCTGCAGAAGCTCCGTTACTATTGTCGTTGTGAGTCTCTTCAGTATCTCATCATGAACAGCTAAATGTTCGTCGTGATCCATTTAGTATCCTTTGTTAGGAACACCTAGAACTAATCCAATCAACACTATAATTATTTGCAGTGCAAATCCCAGTATAATTCCTAGTGTTATTTCCCTTCTAGAGTAGACTCGGTTTATCACTTGTTTGGTACCCGCATTTCTTTAAGATTGCTTTAATGTCCGGCTCTTCATAAGTTTCAAGCCGGCCAGCTGAAATGCTACTGCTAGCTAAATATTTGCTAGTTCGTTTAGTAATAATATGGTATTCTATTCCTTTATTCGTCTCCTTTGTTATACTTACCCATTTCTCAGCAAATCTAAGTGGAATAATTTGCTGAGCTTTCCCAGTAGTCATATATCGGTACTCAACAGTTCCGATGTTATCATCCTTCACTACCTCTAGATGTCCTGTAACTATTACATCACAGGGAAGTGTAAGTATTCTGTTAATCCAAGCTTCTAATTGCACCTTCTGTGGTACGTAGTCTTTCGTGAATAGAGGAGCAGTTCCTGCGCGACTATCATTTGACAGTATTTTATTCATCACTGCATTTGCGAACTCAGTACTTGAGTCCAACATATAAGTACCAAAGTTCTCGAAGTATTTACTGCGTACTCGATTTGTAAACTCCTTCTGCCAAAGTTCATAAACCGAAGGCTTCAATGGATCTTCATGCTCGTAGCGGGTATCTACTACTATCTCTCCTTTATCTATCCATTCCTTAAGACACAATGTACCTATTTTATCGAAGCTGTCAATATGAACCGGCTTACGTGCAGT